CGTTACCCCTGTCATAATGGTGATAACATTGACCATCTCGTCTATTAAAGATTTTAAATCCTGTTTAAACTGGGTCAGCCCGATCTCTTGAATAGCTTCTCTCGGCGCCTTATTACACTCAATCAACGCACCTACGTCTCCCTCTTCTAAAGCCGTAACGCCGTTTGGAGATACTGCGTTAGAGTCGTAGGCTACCTTAGGAACAAACCTATCTAACTGGTCTAAGATTGCATCAAACGTAGACGTGATCCTATCTTGTACGTTCTTAATCTTGGTTAAATCGCTACGCTTAAACTGTAAATGCCCGTGCTTATTAAATTCTACCAAGTCATATTGAAATCCGTCCATCTCATATATAGATTCTTTATGATATAACTCTTTAAACACGTCTCCGTCTTTTACTATTACTAATCTATAATATTTATCTTCCTGTCTATAATGAATTTCATAAAGTCTTACAATAGAAAACTCTTCTATTTCAGTACGTGGGATCTTAATCCCAGAATCTCTTGGAAGTTCAGGAACAGAACCCTTTAAATTAGAAGTGTTTTTATAACTAGGGTTACGCTTTAACTCAGCAACAGTCTTATCGAACTCTTCAGCAACCCACTGGGCTTCGTCTACTGTCCTTGCTCGTGGATCCATTAAGAACCTAAACGGAGAAACCCATTTAACGTAAGGGAACTCTGCTACGATCTTCTGGTTTATTTCAGGCGTGATAACTTCTTCTTTTTTGGGTTGTTTAAGACCAATCTGTTCAAGTAAAGATTTGCTTTTTTTCTTCTTTTTGGGATCGGGTATATCCATCCCAAACTTAGTAGTATAACCTACCTTGTAGACTCCTCGGTTTAATACGTAAGAGTCCCATACAACCAATTCGTTCTCTTGATCAACTCCTATTTCTTTATAATAGTAATTCATTATTGCTTTTGCAATAGGAGCAGAATCTTCGTCGAGTTTTCTTTTTGGAGTAATAGTGACTTTGGGGTTTTGGTAGTAGAGAGAGGGGACAATCAACTTCGTGACTACGTGAAAAAGGTTTAGCGTCGTCGAGGTATCGGAAATATAACTTGACCTGTCGCCTGTCCCTCCATCAATGTTAGACCTGTCGGTATATCCCGTCGAGGAACCACGTTCAAAGTAATCTATATTCTCGCCTGCTTTAAACCTCTGTTGGTCTGTGTAGAGTCCAAACTCTTCTGCCCGAAACTTCTCTGCAAGTTGGACTTCACTCCTCCATCTACCGATGTCCGTGATCATATTTCATCTCCGTTAGTGCTTTGTGCAACTCTTCAACCTTTTCTTTAGATAAATCCCATCCGAAAAAGTTCTTAACGTCACACCTGTAAATTTCTCCGTTAACATTATAGTTACTTATAATATTAGTTATCTTTAATTGTTTGTTCATACGTATTTTTAAGTTCGGTCGTATTGTCATCTGATTCATTAAGTTTTGAACCTACCTTAACAACTTCTACCACAACAGGAACTTCAACTTCTTGTTTTCTCTTTTTCATTTTCCGCCTCTCATCTGTTTTCTCATTTGTTTTAATTGTTCTTTTTGTTTTTCTGTAAACTTGCTTTTATTAACTAGCTTAGTCGTCACACCTTTAATTTTATGTTTGTCTATTTGCTTTTTTGCTTTTTCTAAGTTAGACTTGTTTGCCATGTTCTCCTCGATCTTCTTGGTAAACGTTTCTGCATTCTATTGTGTTCGTTAACCCACTGTTTCTCTAGCCACGCAGGTGAATTGATCGGTGGCCCTTCCTGTTCAGGCATCCCTCCCCGTTGGACTAAATCTACCTGCCAGCTAAGTGCGTCTAGTAAGTCGTTAGGTTCGGGGATATGATCGTGCGTGACCTGCATCATCTGGTACGCTAAATCTGAGAAATTCCCCTTTAAACCCTCAACGGATTTACCGGGAAAGAGTATATCCCCTCTTTCGTGGTAGGGTTGCATACTCTCAATCCTCATCCGCTTCCCTTCACCCTTACGCCACCGAGTCTTTAACTCCTCCGTTGAGAAACCATGAAAGAATGGGTTGCCTTGCGATTCTTGCCTTAGCCTCTCTTCTAAGTCTCTCTGTAACATACCTCTAAAGAACGTTGTCTCTATCCCGAACTTTCTGAATTTATACTTCATGTTCATCTTGATAATCCAGTCTATCATCTGGCTTGGGGTGCAGTTTTGGGAGTTATACAGTTCAAGGATGTGCATACGTTTGGCTGCGTCCGTCCCCACTACGGTACCTGCGGTATAATCCTCCCCCTCCCCTGCGGGATCTAACGTTCCTGTGATATATAGGTTGTCGTAAAGTCCAGTAACTCTGGGATCAGAAGATTTTTTCAGTTCTCCGTAAAACCCAAAGTCTTCATACTTATACATTGCGGCTTCTGCACTTACGGGGGAGTTCTGATACAAGCAGGAGAACACATAACTTCCCTGCTCTGCTCTCTGCCTATCTAAGAAGTCTTTAGTCAGTGAATTAGGGCCGCAGTTCCCAAACAAGTAATCGTTGCCTATAATAGCCTGTCTTACAAAAACGCCAAAGATGTCTTTTTCTTCGTTATCTTTAATGATCCGTCCGTAAGCGTCGTTAAAGTGCCATCTAGTTCCGCACATAATAACGTCACCATTAGGCTTTAGGAGTGAAAGGGACTTCTTGTAACAGTCATGTACCTTATCCATTAACCCTTTAGTATTGATATTCTTATCACTTACGATATCGTCAAAGAAAATAAGGTCATAATGCATCCCTACTTTACTTGATTCAATACCGGAGGTATCTACAGAGGGTTCTACGGAGTGTTTCTTGCGGGCTGAGATAACTATCTGGCTCTCGTTCCACTTTTCTTTATAAGGATTTACTTCCCATCCTTTAAAGAACTCCCTAAACCTTGAATTACCAAACTTCCCTTCAATATGCTGTTTCATCCCAAGTAAGAAGTTCTGGGCTTTTTCGGCAGAATCAGAGTAAATAAGGATCCTTAAATCAGGATCCCTGAGTAAACTCCACAATCCATACCCTTGGGTAATAACACAGGACTTAAACGTGTGGCGGGGCATTAGAGCCAGTCTAAAGTGCCTTCTATGATTCTGCAGGAACTTACACAACTCTTCGTGGTGTTCGTTCATGTCATGGTATCCTAAGATCACTTCACAGAAGTAATGATAGTTTCCCATTGCTTTAGTAATGACTTCTAATCTCTGCTCTTTACTCAACAACCCTATTCGTTCAGGATGTTTATACTTCAGCATTTTTTGATTCGTTGAACTTGTCAAAGATCGCATTCAGGGTATCTTCATCTATGATACCATCAAACAACTTAACTAAATCAGACACTTTATTTGTCTGTGTAAGCTCTACAACCTTCCCTACTTGAATAGGATGGTCTTTTAAAGGTCTTATTAACTCTATCTTATATCCGTTATCTGATATGACTTTATATATCATATATCCTCTGCTTTCTTTGGGGTATACAAAACAACCCTATCTCCTAACTTATATACTCCCCAATCTTCAATAGTCTTCCTATCCTTGAAGTTCTTTTTATAAGGTGTCTTTTTAATCCCCACATCGTTACAAAACTCGTGCATCTCGTCTGCTCCGCACTCAGTAACCATGATATATTTCATTATCTCTCCATTATAACTATTCCTGATTGAACAATATGGTCTCTGCCTAACCCTTTTTGTTTAAAGTCTATCCACTTTGTCAATGGATTAGCTTCGTGTTCTTTCTTCATCAGACTATAGACCTCTTTACTAACTTCCAAAGTAGGTAGCTTGCTCATTCAAACCCCCCTGTCCGGGAACTCCAATCAGTCCCTTTTAATTTCCACTGGTAATCTGAATCTACTCCCGAAATTAACCCCTTCTTGCGAGTGGCTTTATTGGGCTTTAGTTGTTTCTTTATTTGTTTAGCTATACTTGACTTTTTAATCGGCATAGTTTCCTCTTACGTTTTGCTAGTTTTATATGTGCCTTGACCCATCCTTCTCTTCCTAAAGATTTATACTGTTCGTCCTTTTGTTTAAAAAACTCTTTAAACACACTCCCCAACCACCACTTCGGGAACTTATCGCAATATAAATCAGTAATAAGGTTTGCCCATCCATAACAAACATGATACCCGTCTACAACACGTCCTCTTAAAGTATCCATCCACATAGAAACGGTTATATTAAGGTTCTTTTTTCCTACCGCATACCCGTTAGGTGTTTGGCTAAACCCGCCTATCTTTAAGTCACCAACTCCATTACTTTCATATTCATACATTTCTTTCAAAGACTCGTCACTGAAATCGCCCTCTCCAAACATCTTATACACTTCAGACTGGCGCCTGAACTTCCGACTAATTGACATAACCTTGGTTCCCCCATAACTCATCATCCCGTATATAATCTAATATCTGCGCTTTACTTGAATTGTCTATCAGTGTCCTACACTCGTTAACGTTCCTCGTCTTCTCACACTGAGCTAACGCTTTCTTCTTCTGATGCCCTTCCCGTATCGAAGGAATACCTAACGTTGTTGCACACAAAACTACCGTAGTTGCTAAAAACCCTAACTCAAACCCACTTACAAATCCTTTTTTATTCATTTTAAATCTCCCACGGGGATCGCTTTCCTCCATCGTACCTTCGTGCGTACCCCATATCAATTAATACATCGTTTATCTTCTGGTCATCGTAATATATGTCAACAAGATACCTACCGAACTTCCCCTCTTTATAAGTAAATATCTTGACTGTTTGCTTTAATATCAACTGACGCACAAAATCCCTCGCCTTTAACCCTAACTCCTTCTCCCGAAGATTCTTCGTCCGGATCTCTGGAGTGTCTATTCCGTACAATCTGCACTTTTCTTTTAAAAATATGTCAAACCCTACATCAATTAATAACGTTACTGTATCTGCATCATATACACTTAAAACCTTAGCTTCATACTCGAACATTTGTCCTCTCTCCAAACTTCACAACGTTGTTAACCCCTTTACTTGCCGACACTTGTGTCTTTTCTTCTTCCCAGCTCTTGTGGATTCTCTTAACCGCCTCTCTCCCATAAGGATACCACCCTTTTGCGTCTATTGCGCCAGACTTCCCCCTCCACTTATTTATATCTTCCTGTATATCTCTATGCTCTTCTTGTATATATATCATAACTGTCGGCTTTCATTAGACTTACGTCACTATTCCCCATATTCCCATTTTTGTTGTGCGATTCTAATGTGGTTGTTATACCCATATACAGCCCATTGGGAGGATGGGGGTACATC